AGTAATAACCTCTATCGGACCAGAAGGGTTAGAACTAATCAAACAAAAAGAAGGCTTTAAAGCCAATCCTTATTTATGCCCAGCTAGAGTAGCAACTATAGGCTATGGTGCAACGTACTATCCTAAAAACTACAGTGTTGTAGCATTAAGAGGTAAGAGAGTAACGTTAAATGATCCTGCAATTTCAGAAGAAACAGCATGTGTTTTACTTAAAACTATGTTGAAATCTTATGAGCAAGGAGTAAACAGCTTTACTAGAGATGACATTAATCAAAATCAGTTTGATGCTTTAACTTCTTTTGCGTACAACTTAGGTACTGGAGCATTAAAAGGCTCTAACTTACTTAAGAAAGTAAACAAAAACCCTAATGACCCTTCTATTAGAGAAGAGTTTTTAAAGTGGGTTTACGCTAATGGTAAACTTCTTAAAGGATTACAAGTAAGAAGAGTACAAGAAGCTAATCTGTACTTTAAAAAATAAAAGGCTTTATAAAAAGAAAAGGACTCAGCCAATCAACTGAGTCCTTATTGTTTTATTTAGGTAATAAATTTACTTCTAAAAAAGTGTCTGTAGGTTTGGACAATAATTCTGTCTCTTCTCCTACATCCAAGTCTAAAAATTCATCCCACAATTCTTTTAGTAAAGGAGATTTATCTAAAGCTAAAAGCCTTATGTCAGTACGAGAAGTTAATCCTACTACTGTTCTGTACATTAAACCACTATTAGTTCTGATAATAGTCTTAGCTCTATTAGAGAACTGACTATATTTTCCTTCTACGAACTTTTCTACATCATTTTTAAAATTGGGATTAATACTAAATTCTAAGTACACTTTGTTGTTTTCATCTGTGAATTCTGTATACTTTGGAATCGAACCTTGTACTAAGATAGAGTCAAAGACTTCTACATAGATACTAGTCAAATCTTTCTTTAAGTAAGTGTCTATAAAGTTAAGATCACCACCAAACTTTGATTTAGATACTCCCGCTAAAGGTAGTATAAAATAAGTACAAAGATTATGTTCGTTTAATTGTGACACCATTTGATTAAAATCCATACTTTAAATTTGCCTTATGCTATCATGGCATTATTTGAAAACTTTCGGGGTTAGAAAATACGCCAATCGAATGGAGAAATGTAATCTCTTCTTTGTAAGTTTCCCAGTAAGGATGAGAAGGCATAAGCATTTTAACTGTATTAAAAGTTTGATCGTAGATTATACTACCATAATACTCCCCAAAGTACTTAGTGTATTGTTCTTTAACTAGAAAATGAAGTTCCATGTCAAAGCAATCTGAGTCTGGTAAAACTTTTGAAAATAGTTCTGATACCTTTTTAGGCCCTAGTCCTGGTATTCCTTTTATATTGTCGGCGTCATCACCGCATAACATTTGAGTCCAAAAATTTACAGAAGCTTCATAAGAAGAGACTACTTTAATACCTTCAGTAGGTTTCTTGTAGTCAAAATGTAAGCCTGCAATTTGTTTCATGTCTTTGTCTGGTGAGCAGATAATAACTTCTTCCGTTGTGTGTAAAACAGAAGCTGCTGAAACAATATCATCCGCTTCTAAATCTTTTGGAATTACAAACCCATACTTCTCTATAAAGTAATTCTTAATTGTACTTTCCCATTGAGTAACCCAGTCTGGTTTAACACCTCTGGTACCTTTGTAAGGAGCATACAAATATTCTTTATCTCTAAAGCTAATTTTAGGTGAGAAACTTCCAAAATGATGTGTCGCTTGACTACCTTCCATAATCATTTTATACATAGAATCACAAGATTCAAGTACTAAAGATTCTGAGGATTCTTTGTGATTGTAAGCAATTATGTAGACAATACTGTCTGCATCAATTAAAGCGAGTCTTGACATGTTAAAGTTTGTTGTGTTAATAAAAGTTTGTTTTCTTTTTTTAATTCTTCCAATTGTTTAACCATTTGAAAAAAGTCATGTTGATACATAAAAGCATATCTTTCTTTCACTAAAAACTTACTACCTGTCTTCGCTTTTTCTGTTTTCTTATGAAGCACTACGTTAATTAGTCCCGGAGTTACCGGAATTTCTCCTAGAATTTTTTGATAAGGTATTGTACCCACCATACATTTAGCTTGTACATTGTAAGGAAGTCTGCCTTGTATTGACTCATCAGTATTAGCTAGATCAATCTTTTGTGCGTCTCTTGTTCTGTTACAAGCTCTCGATGTGGCTACATCTGCAAATCCAATTTCTTTAAAAATGGTTACTAATTCTCTTTCGTAAGAATGGCCAACTGCTGTATTTCTTGGTTTACTCATGTGTAGTTTTAAAAACAAAGGTACAAAGTTTCCCGTGTACCTTTAATGTTTGAATTAAAAAATTAAGCTAATGCTGAAAGCTCTTCAATAGAACTTTGAGAAGCATCAATAACTTCTGAAAGTAAAGAAGCAAACTCAGCATCACCTAGTTTAGCGTACTCGCTACTGTGATAGATACCTTTGTTTGGTCCAGCAAAACTAGAGTGTACAAAGTATCTACGTACAGTCATTGCACCGTCTTGGTTGTTAGTAGCATTTACTGTATGGATGTCTGAAGGATCAACAAAAATGTTGTGAGTTACTGTACCTTCTACTTGGTAGTTTTTGATGTAATTTAAACCACCACAATGCAATCCTGGGCCCATTGGAGGTCCAACTTTATCCCAAGAATCTAACTCATGACGACAACCTACACGAATAAAATGACCTTCAGAATTGTGACCATTACCAATACAAGAAAAAGCATCTCCACTTGTACCCATAATAGCTGGTTCAAACAATCTGTCTTCTGCATAATCTGGAGTGTCGTAAGTAATCAATCCAGTATCAGGATCAACATTCATGTTGTAACGAGCTATTACTTTTACACCACTTTGATCATCTTCTGCTACAAACTTAGTAGTAATCTCTTTAGATACTTTATAGCAAACTAATAAGCCTTCTTGAGTAATAGCTACTTGAGTTGTTGTTGCTTTCTTTTCAGCAATTTCTCTTGAAAAGCCTTCATTGTTTACTAAGTTTTCTACAACATTTTCATCAACGTACAAAGCAGAAATGTAGTTTGCAAAAGCTTCCGCTCTTTCTTCACTATACTCAGGTCTGCCTTTTGCAGGGCGTAAATAACGTCCCCAACATTTAACTAATGGTGTAATGTCAATACCTTTCTCAACTGATGTCAAAAGCTTGTCAACAAATACTTGAGGTAAAGGAGTACTAGAAACTTTAGTTCCTAATTTTAGGTAATACTTACCTGTTTTTGGGCTTACATAGATGAAAGGTGAAGCTGTTTCTACCTGATCTTTGTAAGTCTCTTTTGTGTACGGAGTAAACTTTTCTACAAGAGCTTTCATTTCTTCTTGTGTAGCTACTGTACCTGCTTCTGCAGCAATATCTTTCATGAGATGATAATTCTCTTCATGAAATGTTACGCTGTAAGGTACGCCATTCACTGTACCAGTGATTTGGTCTTCGATACGATTTACTGTAATCATCTTTTTTTGGTTTTTAAAATACTAAGTTAAGTTTTTTGTCTCTAAATACGAAATAATAGAGAAGTGTAAGTCAGTTGGAATTGGACATTCTACTCTACTCTTGTATGGGTTGTAGTTTATAAATGCATCTTCTACTTTAGCGTACCCTGTTAATACAGGAATAAAGTTAAACATGTTTTTAATAGACGCAGACCATTCAATTAAGTTGTCTAAAGATTCTAGTAAAATCAAATCAACTGCATAACCATCTGTAACAGTATCTGAACGCCACATTTCTACTGCTAGTGTAGCAATATCTTCTGGGTTGTTACTACTTTTTACAAAGGTTTGAAATTGTTGAACTTTATCAAGATGATTTATCATTGTCTCGTATGCTTGACTGTTCTCATCTGAGATTTTACCTAGATTTTTTAAGTCTGTAAAATGTTTATTTGTGTACTCGACAATCTTTCTATACTCTTCTTGTTTTTCAGGTACTAAACTAAAGTTGTAAAGAAAAGCTACTTGATTAATCTTTGTAGCTAATTGTCTAGCTGTGTTCCATTGAATTAGAATGTTACTCATTGTAATAGTTCCATTGTTAATTTGTGCAAAAAATTTGTTAATGTGTTTGAAATCTTTAAAGTACTTACTAGAAGATTGTGAAACTTTAATGATACGAATGTCATCATTTTTAAAATAATGAGCGCATCTAAAAGCTTCTGAGCAGCTTAACCCATAAGAACGAAGTAAATCAGAGTCGTTGTACATAAAACCTGAGTTGTACGTTTCATCATTAGCTCTTGGAAACACAACAGACTCTTGTCTTGTGTCTCTAGTAAGCAAAGCAGTAAACTCTAAAGTTTTAATGTCAGCATCATTACCGTAATAAATTTCTCCTACATCCCAGTTGTTAATTTCTGCAATTGGTACTTCTAGTTTTTGCCATTCGTAAAGTCTTCCATCGTAAGCATTATTGTTATCATTAACTCTATTAGCAGCATAGCTTGCGTTAATCCCACTAAGTACTGATTTAGATCTTGGAGTGTTTACAATTAGTTTACCTTCAAGTTTTCTACGTTCTTCTTTAGATAAATTAGCTGCTTTTAATTCTTCATCAGATAAACTTTCTGTTTCTTGCTCTTCCTCATCATCTGTGTCTGTACCTTTAAAGTTTTCTGGAACTTCAATGTCTTCATAAATTAAAGGA